ATATCAACCATTTGAGCCAATGTCATTTCACTTAAATCAATAAGTTTATACCATTGTCCGTCAACCTTGAAGTGGTCTAACTTCTTCAATGGTGGCATCTCTTTAATAAAAGAATAATCATTCATAAACTCATATACAAGTGCTGCTGGTTTATTCTCAATCTCATCCATAGTTGTATCTAAGATAATAGACATTTGATTTGTTATCAACTCCCAACTCCCTTCTATATCTAAAAGTGCTAACTCAATCCCTTGTTCAAGAGTTATATTCTTCCAAGATTTTACTTCTTTCTTCATACTAAAAATATATTTTTCTTATTATTTGTTTATATAACCTTTTAATCGGTTAAAGACTCTTGCTCTACAAGAAGCACAACCAGTACCAAACTCTTTAATATCTGGGAATAACTCATTATTTATGTTAAAGAGTTCTCTTGTTTGTCCTGCGTCCATATAGTTTGCCTTATCAATAGCTTCTATTAGTTCTCTTAATCTTTCAATCATGGGTTTATTATTATTTTTTTATACTGTGGATATTCTATAAAAAATCTTTTATGGAGTATCACTTCTTTCAAGAATCTCATTTCGGATCTTGATAGCTCTTTAATATTAAATGTTAGTGTCATCTTTCTTAGTTCTTTTTGTTGTCTTTACAGTAGTCTTTACTTTCGCATATGTTTCTTTAACTTCATCAAATAACATATCGAATCCAAGATTGTAATAGTTTATATAATCTTCTTCACTTACATTAGTGTCAAAAGTTATCGTTCCTAATCCCATATGGTGCCTACTAATGGTAACACCAACATATTGCTTCTTTAATCTTAACTTCATTTTATTTTATTTTTTTATATATCAGTTCTGATAATACAGATATGATTGCTGCTTTATATATACTTAAACTTATCATCCCTATCCAGAATCCACTACAAAGAGCACAGGTTATCAGTCTAAATATGAATCTTTTTTTATTGTCCCAGTTGTCATATTCTTCTTCTTTGAAGCCAATATATCGTTTTAATATAATAAGTGGTTCAGAAGCCACGAAAAGTATAGTTAAACAAGTTAGACCAAGTATCTCTATCATAGTTTTTTCTTTATTTCATTTTTTAAGTCAGACATTAGATTAAATATACTTACTTTACTTTTGTAATATATTATCTTCTTACCATTTCTCTTGAAGAAAGTATATTGATCCTTAATCTTATCATAAGATAGACCCTCATTAAAATAAGCGTTGTAAATAATCTGATTAGTTTTAGATAGTGTTGGTACAATCTCATTTACTTTCATTATCTTATCAATCTGTTCGTCTGTATATATTCTTTTTAAATCATTGATATAAGGATCTATATCTTCATCAACAATGTCTGGTAAATCTGTAAGTATAGATTCATCAAACTCTATATTTATTTGATACTTTCTGTTAAATGGCGTGGTGGTCCATCTCGCTTGATTATTCATCCAACTTACACTGAATCCCAACAACATATCTATATCAATATAGGGGTTTAACTTTTCTTCATTATCATATAAATAGATAAAAAGTTCTGCGATAAGATCACTCGGATTTGTCTTCTTTCCTTTCAATATGTTAGTAGCACATTCTGTTAGAAAGTTATACTTCTCTTTTATGAAGTCGTCTATTATTTTCTTATATTCCATAATATATATATTAAATAATAATCCTCTTCTTAGATTACCATAAAATCCGTACCACCACCTCTATTATTTTTCTTGTAATGCATGATTGCGTATCGTATCGCATCCATACCATCATCATATAACTTTACTGGTTCATCTAACAATCTTTCATTTACAGATTTCCATTTATAGTTCTTAAACTCTTTCGCAAGATTTATACTCTCAAAGTGATAAAATAGCTTTATTGATTTAACCGCGTCAATCCCATCTTTAACAGACTTATTCGCATTGAAACAGTTATATCCTGCTCTTCTTAACTCTTCAATGATTTCAGGTCTTGCATAATCACATACGATTGGTTCGTGTTTAGGGACTTTTAATCCATTCATCTTTTCAATGAGATCCTCTGTTGTTAGATAACTCTCATATATAACTTCTTTTACAAAAGCCATATCATCTCTTAACCCACATTTAATAAGTGCTGTTGGGTGTTGATAACCAAAATCGAGACCCCATATAACTTCATCATAGTTTATATCATCTACATATTGTTTCTGATGATTGTAAATAGTATGATTTGATTTACTTGGGAGACCAAGAGCATATATATTGTAATAGTCTTGATCTATATTTATTAAGTCTTCAATCTCTTTTACAAGAGCAGTTGGTAAAAAAGTATTATCTTTATATGTTGAATGAACTAAGACTGATTCTTCTTTCTCTAAAATATCATATAACCAATGTTCTGTATCTGATGGGTTAAAATCAAAGAATAGTTTTTCTGTTGTTCTAAAGTTTAGTTGATTAAACTCTTCAAATCCCAACTCATTTGCCTCGTTGGCCCATAAGACATCTCTCTTACGACCTCTAATCTTTTGTGAATCATCTAATGAAAAGAACTCTATCTTGGATCCATTATGAAAGGTAAATATATTATCAGTCTTATTATGTTGACTTTCTTTATAGATACCATACTCTGTTAAGATTTCTATCATATCTCTCATAACAGTTGCTCTTAAAGAAGGGAATGACTTTCTTACAATAGATACAATCTTATTTGGATTATTAAGACAATATACAATAATCAACTGACATAATGAATAAGTCTTACTGGATCTGGTAGACCCTTGATTTACAACAAATCTAATCTTCTTATCATTTAATGCTTCATAGTTTCTTGTTAAGACATTGGTATGTTTAATAACTAACTCACTCACTTACATCATCATCTTTTTTTATTTCAATAAGTTTTATTACTGATATTTGATTGATATTCTCACCATTTGTAGTTACATCAACCTTTTGACTATGTAGTCCTGATATTCTATTTATCTCTTTTTGTATATCAAGTGCGAGTTTCTTATCACCGTCTTTAATCGCGTCCTGGTACATTCTCTCCATCTTTATAATAGTTTCTTCAAGACGATCAACTGCAAGCTCTTTAAGAGTATCTAAAATGATTGGTTTGGCAGCCTTGATAACTTGATAACAATAGTCAATCTTACACTCACCTTCACTTTTTAACCAATCGATTATATCAGGCTGTGGGATACCAGAGGTAGTCATTTCAACTACCTTTGTTATCAAATCTATCTTTTTATATTTTGGATCTTTCTTTCTCATATTCATTTTATTTTTTTAAGAACTCCCTATAACTTTCAAAGTTATCTATTCTACTTGATGCTATCTTAAAATATTCTTCATCCATTTCCATTCCACAAAATCTAAACCCTTCAAGTCTTGTTGCTATTCCAGTTGAACCTGAACCCATAAAAGGGTCTAATACAATCCCATTTGGTGGTGTTACAAGTCTAACAAGATATGCCATTAAACTAACTGGTTTAACCGTTGGATGTGAGTTGGTTTTATTTTTTCTGTTGGCCCCAAATGCTCTTGCTGTTTCTTCATTACTTCTTATAGAACCATCAGTTATGTCTTTTTCCTCAAACCCATCTAACCCCATATTTCTTTCTTTCTTACTAACTTTTGCTTGATAAAAGAAACGAGAGGCACCACCTTTCTCACCAGCATATGGGTTAGAACTTTTACCAACTTCATTTTTACCTTTATATGAAGTACCATCATATTCATTTTCTTTATTTCTAACAGAACCTGTACTTTTTATATTACCACTCTGTTCGTCTAAAACTCGACCCGCTTCTTCATCTAATATAATGTTGGCTGGGAAACGACCTTCGGCATTTGTTGGTTCCCAAGTCTTATCAACACCATTATTAAAGTTACCCATTTTATTCATTGTTGGTCTATGGTGTTCGTTATTATTACTATCAACTCTACACCCATCTATATTGATACCACCAGTGCCCCATTTTAAAACGTTCTTAGCAATCGTGCTTTCACTTAAAGGTTTTCTCGCAACACAGATTGGTTCATTTGCTGGTTTCAATGCGGTGCCCCAGCCTTCCCACTCGGAAGGGCCTTTTGTTATTTGTCCAAAGTCATCACCTCTTGAAACCCTTTCCTTACCATTGAGTTTGTCTATTTCACCTATACCTTTATTTTTTGTTCCTGTTGAATAAGCACCTCCAGTTTTTTCACCAACAACCTCTCTTTCATTCCCCTGTATCTTATCGACACTCTTTCCTATGTTATGTGATTTGGGAAATCCACTCCATATAACCACATTATTTGGTCTCTTATCTCGAACCCAGCATCTTCTATATTCACGGTCATTCTATGATATGTTCTTGTTCCACCAAAGGATAGAACGTGTCCTCCTGGCTTTAACACTCTATAAACTTCTTTCCAGAAATCTACTGATGGTACATCATAATCCCATTTTTTACCCATAAATGATAATCCATATGGTGGGTCTGTAACGACACTATCAACACTGTTATCAGGTAGTTTTTTTAAGGACAAGATGTTGTCTCCCTGCATTAGTTTTACATTTTTCATACTTTTTTTATTGTTATTTATTTTATATATTAAAAAGTCAGTCTCCTCTCTTTGGGTATATTAAATAAATCTTCAAACTCTTTAATATACTCCCTATTTCTATTATTTATAAAGTCTAAGAGTACTTCTGGATCTAACTTAGTTAGTTCTTTATTTAATAAGAGATTGTATATTTGGTCTATCTTACTTTGAGTTTCATCTCTAATGATACAAGCAGTTTCATAATCTTCAATCTCGATACATAGTAATAACTCATGTGCATTTACTATAAGAAAGTCATCAAGTTGCGACATTATTGGTTCAATCTGGAACTTTTTCATATGTTTTTATTAAAATATAAAAGCACTCA